AGGTTAAATATCAGAATTATTATGTTTGGAATATCATTAATCAGCACAAAGAAACTCAATCATCTTGCATGGAACAGCAGAATTTTCTTGCCACCCTTAATATCCAAGGATATATTTCTGATAATTCCTTTTCAAAGTCCATTGTCAGCCCTCCTTATTAGGTGTATCCTCGGTTCGCCATTAATGCACCTTTCCACGTATTCCCGGTGCATGATACTTTGCTCGTGCATTTCCTTAGCAGAACGCTCGATTGAACTAATAAGAGTGCCTATATCGGGGGGCAATAAGGCAATCATTTTTTTTACCTCGGACACTTCTGTTGTTATCCGATTACACTTCGTCTCTAATGTACGTAATTCTGACAATAAAACATTGTATAAATGCCTATTTATACAATGGATGCTCTTTTTTTTATTCATAAAAAAGTCGTTTGTGATTCTAAAAGAGATGTACAAACGACTGTATGAAATAATTCGCTTTAATTAAAAATTAATCGAATTACAGCATATATGTAATGCCCAATATTATCATGTGCTTCTTTTTCTGATTGATATTTCAACATCAGCTTGATGAACGATATTCGCATAGACAGCAGCATTAATTACGCGGGAATCAATACTCATTTTAAAGAATGTCATTAGAAAAGCAATCTCAGCATCAAAAGAAGAACGAATTTGTTCAGGAGTAGCCTTACTTCCTTTATGTTCCTCACTGCGTCTTTCCTCATTCCGTTTTTGCTCAAAAATTGCAGAATGAAGTAAATAATCAATCTTCGATATTACTTGTTCATCACTCATATTTCGGGTATCTACATTTAGTTGACCCAATACCTGACGAACATCATCATAAAAGCCAAGAGAAACAAGAGCCTGACAAATACGAAGACTCAATAGTTTGGCACGTTCTTTCAGCATATCCTCTTTGTCCATTACCATAGCCTTCATATTTGAAGGATTAACAATACTTCTGTATTCGACAAGTAATTTAGACGCTATTTCTTTAAGCGTGCTTTCGGACATAGATTTGCAGTCCGAAAGCAAACAAGCATAGTTTCCGCATGAAAGTTCAATGAAATCACTCAATGTTATCTGATTTAATCTTTCAATCATGGCTATTTCAGTTTAGATAACTTATACAGTTCAAATTCACGGTTAGAAGCATCTTGGCGTTGCATTTTTAGACTCTTCATCAAAAGGAAATTTGTTCTATCAACCCTTTTTTCTAACCGGGAATAATCATTGAAAACAATGGTGTCACCGGAAGAAGATGCAAAATATGTCGGTGAAAATGTGGGAAAGTCCCAATCCGGTATATCAAAATTAGAGATATCTACCTTATCAACATCAGGAAAGACTTGCGCACCTTTAGGAATATCAACTAAAGTTGGAGTATCAGGAGTAATCCATGCTTTTCCGGAATACATGATAACTTCATGTTTACCGGCATCACCAACCAAAGCAGCACCGCCGGGGTGCCTATCATTACCTTTAGTACCTTCTGCATAAGAAGGAATAGGAGTGGCAAGAATTGTTGCTACTTGCATAGCCCCCATCGCCCCAATAACAGCAGCCATTACAGCACCGGCAATCGGACCTAACTGGAAAGCTTCCATAATACCACGAGCTGTTGCAATTCCAGTTTCTGCAACTTGTACTCCCTTATGCCAAACAGCTTGTTTATGGGCAATCTCTTGCTTTTGTTTTTCCAACTCCTTATTCTTGGCTTCTGTCTGATCCTTTGCTGCCCGTTTACGCGCTTCCGCTTCCTCTTCGGATATAGCTCCAGACTCTGCCAGATTCTCAATTCGTTCAATATCCTCATCATACTTTTCCTCATTAGCTTCCCGCTCTTCTTCTATTTTCTGAATCTGACCATCATAAATAGAAGAGACTAAGTTTCCAATAGCTCCCACAGCTTGAGATGCAGTTTGAAGCCATTTTTTCAAGTTCTTCTGACGTTCTTTCTGTGCTTTCTCATCCGCTTTAGTAACTTTATTGATAGCATCTATTTCTGTTTCTGCTTCTTTTTGGGCAAGGTCCGCTTTCAATTTTGCAAGTTTCTCCTCAAGTTTCTCCCTTTTGTCCGTACTCAAGTTGGCAGTAGCAAGTTCGGATTCCAAAGCGTCAATGGCAGCTTCCGAGGTTTTACGTACATAATCTAATTTTAACTGATACTCAAGTTCTGCATACTCCTGCTGGGTTATTTCCTTAGAAGCTAACTGTTTTTTAAGAGCAAGCGTATCCATAACATAGGCAGCATCCCGGATTTCCTGCTCATGCGCTGCATTCTCTGCTATTAATTGCACCTGATCGGATGCATGTCTTTCGTAAAGTTCTTGTTTCTTTTTTGCATATTTGTCATCAATGAGAAAAATATCTTCACCTGTTTTCTCCGCTGCATCAATTTCTGCTTCACGTTGCAATTCCAACTGGTGCAATTTCAAATCAAGTTCTTCCTGGGACCCCTTTTTTACAACAGCAAGAGCGTTCTCAACATCTTTCTTTTCACGGTCAGAATTATACTTAATAGAGAATTCATCTAATTTATCCTGCATTTCTTTCGCCAAATTCTGACGAGTAGCGATTTCTTCTTTACTATAACCCTTAACAGCAGCAATCTTCTTTGAGTACGCTAAACCAATTTTAGCAAGTTCCTTTTCTAAGCCTTCATCCATGAGGGCGAGTTCAGACTCTTGATAGGTTTCCTTAATCTTTTGTTTTTCCTTAGCAGCTTTCTCCAGTTCACGTTTTTCTTTATCTGTGAGAGGTTTGTTGAATGTACTTCCCGTATTTTCCTCTTGATAATCATTGGTAATACCTTTGATTTGCTCCATTTTTTCTTTCAATCCAGCAACATATGCAGTTTGCTCTTCAACAAGCTTGAAAGACTCATCTATGTCTTTTTTCATCTGATTAGTAGTTTTTTGAAGCCCTAGGCCTTGTTTCAATAAACTACGATTATTATACTCACTCCACTGCTTTTGGTTTCGTTTAGTATAAAGTTGCAATCTAGCTTCTTCTTGCGATAAAGTTCTTTCTAATATTTTAAGTTGTTCTCCTCTAGCTTTCTCAAAAGCTTCTGCACCATCAACTCCCTCTTTTCTATATTTCAAAGCGACCCTATCAATACTTTCCTCCTTAGATTTAACCCATTCCTTATCCAGTTTAGCAGCTTCTTGACCGTTACGGGCTGCATTAGCTAATCTTTCCTCGCCAAGTTCTTCTGCCGTGGCTATTACGGCACGCATAGAACGGACAAGGTCGGTAAATTCGTTTATTATCCCAGATAAAACGCCTGTGTTTTTACCTAAAGAGATCATCAGGGCTTCCCAAGCAGATTTTAAACCATCAATTGCACCTTTGGCATTATCTTCCATAGTATGAGCCATATCACCCAATTCACCTTCAACACCTGTTATTTGTTCGCGTAATGGAACAATCTTATCGGCAGCGGTAAGAAATGCATTGAAAGCAGCAACACTCCGTTTATCAGTCATTTCAAGAGTACTATTCAAATCTACTCCCTGCTCTTTCAATTTTTGTAATCCAGCCACCAATTCAGGCAGCGTTTTAACCGGACCACCTAACGACTTAGCAAGTACCCCGTTTGTATCAGCTAAATTTAGAAGAATATTACGTGTAGCAGTAGCAGACATTGAAGCGTCAAAGCCGGCGTCTGATAATTTACCTAGTAAAGCCAAAGTATCTTCAATAGAGAAATTAAAAGCCTTAGCTACCGGTCCAACGATTGGAAGTGCAGTAGCAAGATATGAAAACGATAACGCACTCTTTGTTGTAGCAACAGCCATTGCAGATACATAACGTTCTGTCTCACGAGTATCTGCATTGAACATTCTCAATGCAGCTCCAGTTAGCGAAGCAGCTTCCCCTAACTCTGCACCGGTAGCTTGAGCAAAACGTAAAACCGATTCTGTTGCATCTAATATTTCTTTCCGTGTAAACCCCAACTTGGCTAATTCTATCTGCAATTCGGTAGCTTCAGAAGCTGTATATTTAGTTGTAGCTCCCAACCTTTTAGCATCAAGAGTTAATTCTTTTATTTGGTCTGATGTGGTACCGAGTATTGCGGCAAGCCGGCTATTAGCAAACTCGAACTCGACAACACTACCAACCCCTTCCCGAAGTTTAGTAAAAAGAGCTACAACGCCACTTACAACAGCCTGTGCACCAATATATCCAGCTGCCCACCCTTTTAAACCAGCACCAACTTTACTTAACCCAGGAGCAAATTCAGAATTAAGTATCTTTCCTGCATTCCGAGCAATAATACCCATATTCTGCATGGACTTATTACCGTTCTGTATCTCAACCCATGCAGCCTTTACTTCTTCCCGGTATGCACCAATAGTCATTTTCTGTTGACTATATCGATCGGAATTTCGCTTTATGTAATCAGTGTTGATTCCAATAGTAGAATTAAGACGGGCAAGTGTACGAATATAGTTTTCATCCGTATCTTTCAAAACATCAACAGCCTTTTGCAGCTGCTTATTCATTTCCTTTGCTTGTGAACGGCTATGTACTTCCTGATTAGTCAAGGTAATAGCAGTTCTGATAAGTTTTAAACGTTCTTCTTCAGATAAAACAGCTTTCTTACGAGTAGTATTACCGGCATTCTGCGCTTTTGTCAAGTTAGCTTCCGTTTTAGCAGCCTTTTCCAAGGACACAGCATTATCCGAGTTTGCCTTGGTTAGTTTCTTCAGTTCAGCAGCAGATAATTTCTCTACATTTAGCTTTTCCTCTATCTTCTTACTGACAGTTTGAGTTATTTCAGACTGTTTTCTAAGAGCTTCGGTTAATTCAGCAGATGCAGAACCAGCCGTTTTTGCTTGGGTATTATAAAGATTACTCAACTTTTCAAGGTCGGCAACTCCTTCTACATTTAGTTTCAAACCTTTTGCTAATTCTTTGGCTGCATTAACATAATCAGCCCTCACACGCTCAATAATATTATCAAGCTCAACTAACTTCTGCAAGTCGTTCTCATCAACGAAATCTTTCAATTTTAAATCCATAATTACAGATAATGTCTATATTCAATAATCTTTCCTTTTATCTCAACTCCAAGTTTATCAAAAGCATAGGTACCATCTTCTTTCTGATAAACGACATACATGCAACCATCCAAGACAGCTGCTTTCTTTGCAAGATCACTGATACGTTCCAGTTCACTCTGCATCTTTTTTATTTCGCAACTACAAGCCATTTTTTACCGATATCCACATTCTGAAAAGAAACGTTCCATCCAGGGACGGAGATACATAATATTAAAGTACTCTTTAGCTGTATCACCAATGCCTAAAATCTGCTCATCGTATTTCTTCTCAATAGAACTACCGTCCGTAAATCCTTTCGTTGAGAATCGAAGCCCGGAATCAATTCTATCGGCAGTTATACTATCATAGAAAGTACCAGTAATAAAGAGGTTAGGTACCTCAACTGGACGCGGTGGCAAATAAAGCATCTCACTTCTAAGAGGTGGAGTTATCCTCTCTTTCCATCGTTTATATTGTTCCGCACGGTTCTGCCAGGGTCCGGGCTCGTTAAAATAGGTGTCAGTATCATAATCGGGATTCAATAGATGTTCAGTACCGTCCAGACCGGAATATAATTGTTCCTGAATGCAATCAACGAGCACATTCTTATGTTCTTCCATACACCTAATACATTCCTCTTCAAACCCGGATGCAATGGAATGAATAACTCTATGTAATTCATCAAAATCTGCCATACAGTAAAAATATAACGGGCCGGGCTGTAATCACACCCCAGCCCGTCGGTTACTTAGTTATCGCATCGTACACTTCCGAGAGCTTCTTCTTGCGGTCAGCTTCCTTCAGTTCCTGCCACACGACTTTAATGTGTGCATTAATAAACTCTTCCTTCGTCATGCCCTTCACAGCAACCTCGACGAACGTAACATTATCTACCTTCATGACACCTGCTCGATACCTCTGATTCCTTTTTCATACAATACAGAAGGAGCTTTCAACGAAGGAACCGCCCCGGCTTTAGGAACAATGGTAATGATACCATCCGAATATGTAGCAGAAGTTACGTTATTCATAACTTCAGCAGCACCATCAGCAATAAGACTGCCAAATTCTTCTGTACGGTCATAACCACCAACAACTTCAACTATTTTGTAAGTATTTTCGGCCTCCAACTTTTGAAACACAACATCAACCAAGCCTTTAACGAAATTCTTGGGATTGAAGTCTAACTGCACGTAGTCAAAGTGCAATTGGCTGTCTTCCACATCTTCATGTGAAAAACTAACAGTCATCGCAGACTTAGCACTACTGGTCGGGTACTGTGTCACGGTCGGGTAAACAGTAGACATCGGAATACCGGCAAGGATATCAGTGTCATCATTATAACCGATCAACATATTATCCTGATTCCAAAAGTAAACGTCCCATCCTTTATTGGCACATTTCAGAAGCTGGGCATTCAAAACCTCATCAAATTTCTTCAAAGTGAAGGTGTCTGTTTGAGCGCTAAGCCCGTTGTATTCACTTGCACCGTACCCTACAGCATTAACTTGGGGCTCTCCACCATTCTTGGCATACTCCAGGAATGGCAAAATAGGGTAAATACGCCCGGGACGGTCTGCATGGCACAATTCGAGCAACTTCTCACCTGTTATATCAGCAGGGAGTTTGACACCATGTTCTGTCAAGATAGCACCTTTGACTTTTTTCCAGTCAATGCTACAAGCAGAACTACCAGTGTTCATCCGGGAACCCTTACACGTTCTAATCTTTCTCATTTTCTTCTACAATTAAGATTATTAATTTTTATTTCCAT